GGTATGCCCATCTGCGCATCCAAATTTATTACACATCGTCATTCCCTTTTGAACGAGAACGGACAAATTTACACACACGGCGAAATCACTGTTAGTTATAAGGATTGTATTGATACAGTTCCTTACAGTTGTAATATGATCCGCGAATTGAAGATAAATGACAATGTGAGTGACTTTGTAATGATTTGCTTACCCCCCCGAATGAAGATAAACGGCTTCCCCAATATGCTTAACAAATTCTGGCGTGATGAAGACTTTGCTAAGTTTAATGGAGGAGACGTTTGTATTGTCCAACCTGATGGATCAACAGCCACGACACGTGTTTCTGTTCAAAACCATCGCAACTATGACCACCATGGAAATACTTTCCATATTGGAACCGCTCTAACATATACAGGTGTTGGAAATGGTCCCGGATGGTGTGGGTTGCTTTTGGAATCGTACGGAAACATCTGTCCTGGTATGTTTATCGGCATGCACGTCGCCGGATCAGGAACAAAAGGACGTAGTGATGGGCTATACGGCTTAGCGTTGCCTATCACCAGGGAGATGCTGGAACAACTGATCAATTTTAATGATCTGAGTGTTGTTCCTGAGACGGTTGACTTCTCAACGGAAGGAAGTCTTTTCCAGGGCCCCGGTCTTGTGAGCTGTGTTATGTTGCCCCCTCAAGAGAGGGTAATTTTATCACGAGTCTCGAAGATTAGACCGAGTATTATCGCCCCAGAAATGCCTGAAACACCGAAGAAGCATTTACCGTTGCTAAGCCCAGTCGACCCCCGAGCCAACAATGAAGATCCCCTTGTAAATATGATCAACGACACTCTGAGCCGGCTCTCGCCACCATGTGATGAGCTGAGGGCAGACAGAGCTGTCGCTGGGACAATGCATCATATGCGCAGGAACTTGACGTGGGTATTCCCCAAACGACGATTGACCTTTGAAGAGGCTGTTGGTGGAATCCCCGGATTGTTGACCTCAATGAACAGACATACGAGCGCTGGCTATCCTTTGTGTAAGATCACAAAAGGACAAGGCAAGAAGGAGTTTTTCTGGTTCGGAGAGGACGGGAGGCTCGGATATGACCCTCTTTTCAAAGACCTTGTGATGAATTTCGTTGAGGCATTTGATAGGGGGGAATGCGAAAAGGGTCGATTTGTAGCTTACCTTAAGGACGAATTGGTAAGTGAAAAGAAAATTAATCAGCGACGATGCAGAATTATCTATGGAGGTGATGTTATTGCTAACACTGCTTTCCGAATGATCTTTGGATCATTTGTGATTGCCTACAACCACTCCTACGATAAGTTGTCACATGTTGTCGGATTGAACCAGTACTCATATGATATGGACATGATATACTCTTATCTCCAAGAAGTCGGAACAAATTTTGTTGCCGGTGACTTCAAAGGATGGGATAAGAATATGAATGCCTATATTCAGAGAATGGTTTACAAAGGTATCATGCAAACATGCGCGTCTCTGATTAGTCCCAGAAACTATGAGAGTTTCTACCAACACCAGGTCAAATCTCCAGTTATTGTTGAAAAGTATTTGCTAACACTAGAGAACACTCAATTTTCCGGTTGTTTCTTCACAACCATTTTAAATTGCTTAGTTCACGACGCAATGCTCCGATACATTTTTGACCTGGCCTGTGAAAATGCTGGAGTCCACCTTGACTTCGACACAAATGTGCGTAGTAAAATCCTAGGAGATGATCACATATACAGTTTTAGTGATGAAGCCGCTAAGTTTATGAATCCAAAAACGATTCAAGAAGCTTACAAGACCATTGGCTCAGAATACACTGATGATCTTAAGGATACTACTGTGACTGAACAATTCCGTGCATTTGAGGAACTGACTTTCTTAGGAGCTCATCCAAGAAAGATCGAAGGAAGATGGGTCGGAGCGTTGAAGAAAGACACTATCGATGAGATGGTGTTATGGACAAGAAACTTCAACGAAGATCTCTTAGCGCGATGCCAAACCGCTATTGAGATGTCATCTCTGTGGGGTGAAGAATATTACATCGAAAAAGCAGCTACAATCAATCATGCTTTGAGACGTAAAAATTTCCCCCAAATTGAGGTGAAACCATGGTTAGTTATGATCCACGAAGTAGCTAACCGAACAGCAGCAAGCGAGGCCACTTTCCCCAGGTATTTAGCTGAGGGCAACGAAGGGTTGGTCAATTTGAATGCTAGAGAGACGAAAACTAGTGATAGTCTCAATAGTACGACGATGATAACCCAGTTGCGTAGCAAAGCTGTTGCTGAAGTCCCCCAGGACTTGTCATTCGGACTTGAATCCACTGTTTTTAGGGAGTCATTCGAATGGAAAACAACTGACATTGCGGGAGTGGCGATCAAATCCATATCATTACCTTTTGGACTTCTGAATTTAGGTGATGCTGACAACGTTCAGAATATGCCTTTTGATCGCTTCTTGTTTTGGAATGGTGACGTTAAATTAACTTTTCAAGTCAACGGAACTCCTTTCATGTGTGGAATGCTAGCGGTATATTTTATGCCTTTAGCTTCATATGAAAGTGAATTAGCAAACATATCAACAACCAACCATGTGTATTTGCAACCTGACAAGAACAACACAGTTGAGATAACGATACCGTACCTCTACTTCCGCACTGTCATGAACACTGTAGCCGGAACCCAAGAATCTTTAGGCACCATACATGTGACTCCTATTTCACCCCTATCTTCTGTAGGTGGTGAGCCAGTAACAATCTCGTTGTATTCGAGCTTTCACAATAGCTCATTCTCTGTTCCGAGACCGTTACCTGTCAAGAGTGTACGTGCCCAAAGATTCTACACTGTGTCTGGTGTTCAACAACCTAATGATCTTACACTGCCAATAACATACGTTGCAGAAGGCGCTGGTCAATCCACAACTGTGCATAATAATTACACAAATGTGGGGGGAACCATGCCAATCAGCGATATAACAAACACACCGAAAGCTGATTTGAACTTTGCGCCTGACATAACAACAGATCTGAAGGTACCTGTGGGACTTGATAATCCCCCGCTCGCATCGGGAGCAGTGCCAGTTGAGATGGCTTATCCGGGATTCTCTACTTCTTATGGAGTGAGACCAACCCGTGATTTGCAATTGATGCCGGCAACTTTTGCGAGACAACAATGCATGATCTTTGATCCTGCCGAGACAAGAATTGATGTGAACTGTATGCGTAATTGTCTAATGACAACTATTCCTATTTCCACATCAATGGCGGCGAACACGACGCTGGTTGAATTATCGCTAGATTCGCGGCTGAATGTTGGTATTGGAAACAACATTCCCGTTAATCTGGCTGTTTTGAACCAGTTTCATTTTTGGCGCGGTGATATTGAGTTCACATTTGTAATGGTTAGAACTCAATACCACTCTTGTCGGTTGCAAGGTGTCGTAGCTTACGGCGTCAAAGCAATTGAGGCAGGTTCACGTAGTGTTGCATATTCAAACGTGATGGACTTTTCTGGTGAGAATAGCGTGAATTCAATGAAAATTCAATTCAACGCGCAAACAGAATTTCTCCGCACGTATGAAGGATCGAAAGTTGTGGATCCGATTCAAAACTACTCATTAGGAACTTTCGGGTTGTTCATCACCAATCAACTCGTTGCTCCTGATACAGTACCACAAACTGTGGATCTGCTGATGTACGTCCGTTTCCTGGATGTAAAAGTAGCAGTTCCAAGAGCTTTCTCACCCTTTACGTGGAATGGGTATGGAGAGCTGAACGCGACGACAGTATATGACTTGCGAGCCCTAAACCTTCCGTCCCCATCTAACTTGTGGATAGAAGATGCTTACATCCGTGCAGTCCTCCCAATTTTTGCAAATACATCCGACTTGGCTGGATTGGCTGAAGGTAAATATACAGCCTTTGGAACCATGAAAATGTCAGGATTGGGAGAGTATGTAAATAAGAATTGGACTTCCGAAATATTGGGAATTGAAGTCTTTGTTGTAGACGGAGTCAAATGTTTAGGAGTAGTAACCGACAACATGTCCAACAATGGATACGAGACCGGAGGCGGTGTTATCAAACATTATTATGTTAACACACCTCGTGGTGTTTTGGACTGGTTTGCGACTCTTCTCAAGTTTGATGCCTTTACAATTAAAGTCCAGATTCCGACTGCTCCGGCATTCTATTCAGAAGGAGCTGAAGGGACCGAGGTTGTAGATGTTGACCATGTTGAAACAAGTGAGATAACAGCAGATAGCGAGTCAAGACCGAATATACCACACAAGGTTGAACCGCTAGCCAAGTTCGAGTTTTGTCCTACGGACATTGTTGAGATTGGTCGAAGGTATGTACGCTCAGAGTTTTCTCAGAATCCAAGCTTGGATCAGATGGTTGCGACTTCTTACCTCAGTTATGGAGACGAAAAGACCACATATATACATGCTGCAACTCAGTTGTATTCCATGTGGAGAGGTCTCTTTGCTGCTTGGGCTGGTTCAATTAAGTATCGTTTCTTCATAAAGGACGAGTCTTACTTGGAAGTCATGTTCCAACCGTTCTTCAACGTTGAAGGACAGTTTGGTCTGTCGGCGGGTGATGTCATACAAGGATCGATTTTAGACATCAAAACGCGAAACATCACTGCAGAAACCGCAGTTGTCGGTCCTTATGCGCGTGAAATGGGATATCCATCCTGGAGACGACAGTATGTTGATGTCTCTGTGCCATTTCAATCGCATTTCAATTTTTTGTTTACTAGCAAAACTCAATCAATTGCTCCCATCAGTTCTGGCACCATAACATTGTCGGGTGTTCAGACAGGTGAAGAGATCAGGGTATATTCTGCCTTCGGTGATGATCTACGACTTGGCGTTTACAGGCCCCCTCGCCAAACGAAATTGTCTTTCTCCGCTTATGTTGATGGCATAAACGGATACTGGGCCTAGCAGGCTAGCCCCCTGACTGAACAATAACGGTTGGTCGGCGCACTGGCGGTCCTTAGGTTGCAATCCAAAGTAATCGGGGATCATCCGTGCACGACTCGTGGCACGACCCACGTTAGT